ACGACCACGACTGCATATACACTCTGTGCAGCCTGATTTTGGAAATGATGCCGGAGGAAGGCGATCTGCTCGAAATGCTGCGGGCGAAAGGACTCCGATAGCCTTGTTCCGGGGATAAGACAAGGGGTGGCCGTTTGCGGGCGGTCACCCCTTTTGCGTTTTACAGCGTCACGGCTCCATCGCCGACTCGTCGTGCAGGGTGAACGAGAAGGTCGTCTCGAATACCTTGATATATCCCGGCAGCGCATATTCCCGGCTTTTCTCCCGCACGAGCGGCGAGGCGTTCTCCGAGCACTGCAAGCATTGCAAGGTTTGGTACAGCTTGTTCGCCGTCTGCTGGCGTTCGCGTACTTTCTCGTAGGTTCCCGAGGCGTGACTGGTGTCGTGGTAGCAGTCGATGGCGAGGCGCACGGTGATGAACGACTCGCTGTTCTGTGCCCCGTAGCCGAGGTCGTGCCAGTTCGAATCGGTGTTCCCGATCAGTACGCAGGGGAAGGTGACCGGGTAGTGGTCCTCGTCTGCTCCCATTTCCAATTGGCCGTAGTCCTCGTCGATGAGCGACAGATCCGGCATTTCACGGGCGATTTGCTCCATGATGGTGATAAAGATTTCTTCCATGATTTTATGAGGTTAGAATGTTGAAGATTTTTTCAGTGATTTTCTTTTCTATTTTCTCGTTGAGTTCCTCGCTTTCCCCGATAAACTGCCGTTGTGGAATGCGTATGCTCAGCTTCTTTTTCCGGGTGAGGGCGAGTCCTTTCCACATCTGCGCCTGCGGGTTGGCGGCGGCTTCCTTCAACCGCGACGCCCTCGTTTTTTTCGATGCGTTCTTCCGGATGCCGGCCGACTTGTAGAACTGTCGCCAAGCCCATTTCCGCATCTTGTCGGTCACGGCGGGATGCACGGTGTCTCCCCAGTTGTGAATGGGGGCGTAGACCACATCGTTCGATATTTTCACCCGGTAGTCCGCCGGTATGTATTTGATGGATTTAAATAGGACTTTCCGCTCGGAAAGCAGCGTGCCGTAATTGCTGGCAGCTCCTGTTCCACCCGATGACAACCGCTTGGCCTTCGGCCACGGGTGCAGCCCTCCGTTCACAAAGCCTCCTAACCGGAAGTTGTTTTGAAAGTGGTCTTGGGCCATTCGCCCGGCGATGACCGGTATCTCCCGGCGCAGGAACTTTTCCAGCGCCTTGCGCTCCTTCTCCATAAATTTTTCGGCCATTTTTTCTCCTATTTATTTGTTATTTAAATAATAACCGTTATATTTGCGATGGATCATTCCCGAAAGGGTTTGGGCCCCCTTCCGACAGATTTGGCTTATGTTAAGTCTGTCGGTCGTATTTTAAAGCCCTCCGAAAGAATTTTTTCACGAGAAAGCAATACATCTTTCCCATTTTGTACAATAGTTATAGTCCTAAGATTCTCACATCTCCTTACACGAGAACGCAAAGCTGTGGCTATATCTTCCAATGAAATTTCGGAGTCTATCCATAACACCAAATGATCAGCCTGCTTGCTCCCATCACGAATCAGTTTGTCGATAGAATTTTTGGTGGGAGTTGAATTTAGCTTGTATTCCTGAGTGATTCCCAGTGTCCAATTGTAGCTATCGGCGCTCTTTTTGTCGTTGGGATTGTCCAACAGGTCTATCGTATAGTTGTGTTTCTCCACAAGGAACTTGCCTATACGGATATTTTCAGCTTTCTCTACTTTGCCGTGCCCGTCGTGGATGCGTAACATTCCCCGTTTTGTTGGAATGAGCGTGTAGTGGACATTATCTTCCAAGAACTTTTTCACGGCTTTTTTAGCTCCCGGATAGGCGTTCGCTATATACGGGTGAGTGTCGGAAAACAGTTTGCCGTCCTTTCCCGGATTGTTGTCCAGCCCGGGGTGCGGGTTGTCCTTTCTTGTGAAGTCGGGGATTTCGGTCACCGGGTCGTCCGTCGAGGAGAGGTCGCACTTGCAGTTCCAGCGGTCGCCCGGGCGGTGCTCGTTCCAGAACGGGTCATCGATGGGTCGCACCGTCCCCCAGAATACCATGTGGTCCTTCCCGGGATTGACCGAGGTGGAAGGCATCCACCGCAGATTGGGCAAGACGTCCTTCTCCCGCTCGAACTGCTGCCAGTCGGCCGCCTGATGCGCCCGCAAGACCGCCGTATTGTATTCGGTACGCAGCCACTGCCCCACCTGATGCGAGGCGATGGGCATCACCTCCTTCCGCCACTGTTCGAACGGTTTTAGATTGCCGTTCGAATCCAACAATAATTTGGCCATGTCGTTCTGCATACGGTGTACCTTGAATGCCACGAATACCTCGTTGTTCCGCAGAATGGCCGTGCGGAAGTCGTCGTCCGGATCCACAGCCCCGGACTCGTCGAATCCTTTTCGGGCGGCCTCGTTTATCCGGTCGCAAATCTCGTTGAACAGGTTAATCTCGATGTCGGTCATCGGGCGGAAGTTCTTGCCGTATATGTTCCGCAAGGCGCGGCGCAACACCTCGCCGGAGAACTCGAAGCCCGAGGAGACCCCACCCTCCTTCGCCTCATAAAGGCGGTCGACTACCAGTCTAAAACTGCCCCGCCGCCCGACGGGGCTTTTCCGAAAAAACGGGCCAGCCGGTCGCGGAAGGAGTTTTTGCGCTTGGGCTCAGGGTCAGGTTCCGGCTCCGGCTCTTCCTCTTCCTCTTCCTCCTCTATTTCTTCCTCCTCCGGTTTTTGCTGTTGCTGCTGTTGAAGCCGCTTGGCGGCGGCCTCATTCCTTTTCCGCTCCTCTTCCCGCTCCCTTTTCAACCGGTCGTAATCGGCCGGCTTTTCGATACCGAACTCCTCGTAGAGGTAGTCGTCGGAGACCGGCAGGTCGAACTGCCGGGCGATCTGCGTGAGGATATTGACTTTCGCCGTGGGGTCTATCTCCTTCTTCTCCGGGAAGCAAAAACTACCTCCGGAGGTGTCGATGCCCATGCGGGCGAAGATGTCGGCCATGTCGTAGTTGAGCACGTCGAGAAGATACCGCTTGTCAGCCTCGGCCACCTTGTCCTCCACCTTTTTGTGGACAGTACCCAAAGCCTGCGTGCCGTTTTCAGAGGACTCGGTCGTCAGCGTATTGCCGAGGACGAGTTTGGAAATCTCGTTGTTGCACCGCTCGCAGAGCCGTTCGTACACATCGGCCGAACCGGTCTTGTTGCCGGCTTCTATAAAATTGAGTTTGGTGTCCTCGTCGTGGAAGAATTGTGCGAGGCTTCCGATATTCGCGGCATCCTCTATCGCCCGCTGGCGGGACTGCTCGTCGTCGGAGTTATAGACATACTCCTGTATGGGCATACCGAAGAGCTCGGAGAACTGCGACCAGTCGCCGGTGGTATTCCGCTTGTAGATCACCCACGGAGCCGCCTTCGCCAGCAGTCCCAAGTCGTCGGGACTGCCGATGAACAGCAGGTCGGAATAATTCTCCCACGGCAGGCCGACGATGTCCGTCTGGTGACGGAGGATAATCCGCCTTACGGGGTCTACGTGCTTACGGGGTATCAAGTCGTAGTCCACCCATTCCCCCTCCCGGTAGAACTGGCAGAGGGAGAAGCCCCAGAACTTGGCATCGATGATGTCGCCGACCAGCCGGTTGAACCACGGGGAACGAATCTGCTCGTTCACCGCATCGTCAGGCTTGCCATTCCGGCGGAACTCGATGTCGGAGCAGAGCACGGCGTTCTTCCGCTTCTCGATGACGCAGGTGAGGTGCGTGTCCATGAGAATGTCGGCATACAGGTCATATAACTTGTAGCGCCTTGAATAATCCACGTTCTCGGCGGCGCGTATGGCCGTCATATAGTCGGCGATGTCGATGCCGAACCGTTTGGGCTGCGTGAGCACGATGACATTCGGCCCCTTCTGTCCGGGAAGCGTCAGATTGCCTCCGACGGTGATGATGCCCCGGTTATTCCGTTTTTGTTTCTTTGCCATAGTCTTATGTGATTACCAGTGGTTTGTCCTTTTTCGGTTGCTCTCGATGCGGAAGTCCGAGTTTCCGGCCCGTTCCTCCGCCGGCAGGAGCGGCGCCCCCTCGATGGAGATCTCCTCGGCTGCCACCGCCTTCATCCACTCTACGGCCCGTTCGTATCGGTCCTTCCGCATAGGCGACAGCTTCTGCGGGTTGTGTATGCAAAAAATGTGATAGACCGCGATGTCGATGACCATCATCAATACCAATTGGTTCCTTTCCTCCCCGGTGGCGGAGAAGATTCTGTCGCAGTCATAGCGTTTCGACAGGTAGCACCGCATTTCGGCGATAGCCCTGTCCTCGCATATTTCGATGACGGGTTCGTCCTCCCGTACGAGGGCATCCAGAATGTCGCGGTGGATACTCGCGTCATAGTCCCTCAATTCGACAAATTGACTCATAGGTATAGGGGTTAAAGGGTTATAATCTTCGTTTGTTCCGTCTCCGCAACTCTCTCCGGGTCTTGACCACAGGCGGTTCCGCCCGATGCATGATCTCGTCGATGACGCGGTTGCCTCCCTCCACGGCGTCGGGGCCGTCCGCTGGATAGCGCAGGGAGAGAGTGAACAGCTTGAACTGATCTTCCAGTTCTTTCATGTGCGGATTGTCCTTCTCCGCCTCGTTGAGAATCAGGTTCCCCTCCCGGTTCAAGGGTTCGAGGTTGGCCTCTATCCGGGTTCCCTTGTCGGTTTTCTTCTTCTCGTCCCCCCGGATATAAAGCGATATTTTCTGCTCTTTCCGGACTTTGGCCACAAGCGGTTTGAACACCTGCTGAAAGAAAGGGTCTTGCAGTTTGTTGTTCTCCATGTAGCAATACACGGTGGCTTTTCCGCCGACGAACTCCAACAGTTTGACATACCAACCGATGAATTCGGCATTCAGGGCTTGGGAGAGAAAGGTCTTGATGACATAAAGCCGTCCCCCGAGTTTGCCGAGCAGCGAGACCGTTTTGAAGGACTTGCCTTTCTTTCCCTTGCTCTCGCCCGGCGCCGGATCACCGTATGCGACCAAAAATTTAAATTTCGATAAGGGTGGAACCTTGCCGTAGGCGATGGTCTCGAATACCTCCCCGACGGAAATCGGGTTATTGAAGTATTCTCCCTGCGCCGCTTTGGTGGATATTTTGGACAGCGTGCGGTCGATAAACTCTTCCGTGTTCTTCTCCGGCCAAGTGGAGCGGCCGTTCCTGTCTCGAATGTTCACGATGTCCCAGTGGTCGGCCATGTCCCCGGCCCGTACCACGCAGCAATCTTTGGCGATGATGTTTCCGCAAAAGATGACGAGCGTCGGTTCCGAGATAGATCGCGTCGGATACAGGGCGTTTTCCCACCAGTCCCACCGCTTCTGTATCGTGTCCGGGTTCTTGGTGTCCTCGTCCGTGTCGAAGTCGTCCACGAGCAGCACGTCCGGGCGAATGGCCTCGTTGCGCGAACCCCGGGGCGACTGTCCCGCGCCGATTGCACGGAACGCCACGCCTCCTTTGGTGACGAACTCGTCCTCCGTCCATGAGCCGGGCGTCTCCTGTTTGCCGTAATAGGCCTGTATGCGGCCGTTGGCCTCCAAATTGGCCCGGTAAGGGGCCAGCAGCCGGACAGCGTTGTCCTTGCTGTTGGAGGTCATGATGACGTTCTTCTTCCGCCCGGTGAGCGTGACGAACAGGACGATAAACATGGAGACGGTAGACTTGGCGAGCTCCCGGCTCCACGAAAGCACCTCGAACCATTCGTCGTGTGCGATGATGCGCTGTATGGCCCGTTTCTGGAAATCGGCGAACTCATACTTGGCATAGTTCGGAAAGAAGAACTTGATCCACTCCGCCGGATGCCTTTCGAGATACCGGCGGTGCTTCTCCCGGTCGGCGGCGGACATGGATTTGTCCACCGGCGTGGCCCTTGCGATATCCTCCTTAAACTTCTCCCAGTCGAGGAGCGCTGTTTTGTCGATCTGTTTCATGAGCCTCCCGTTTATAGTTTGTCCTTGATATAAGCGTCCGCCAGCCTTGTCAGTTCTTTTGCCTTTTCAAGGTCGAACGGACGGAGCCATTCGATGAAACCGGTGAGCACGCTGATGATATCGGCTATTCCGGTTTCCTGTTCCATGTTCCGAATGGCGGCTTCTTTGGAGTTCGGGAACCGTTCCCCCTCCGCCCGTGCCGAGATGGCCCGGTTGATTTCCGCCACCTGACGGTAGAGGTTGGCCACCTGTTCCTGCCGGGTGAGTGTCAGCCCGGCTTTCTGTTCCTCCCATTTCCCGGCACGCACCCAGTTGGACACTGTCACGCGGGACACTCCCACACGCTCTGCGATTTCCTGTTGCGTGAGATTCTCCCGCATGTATAAAGTCTTGGCCCATTCCTTCTTTTGGGCGTTCGTCAAATCTGCCATAGTGCTTTAATTCTTGTGATTCAACTGCAAAAATGCCCTAAAAATCCCGCGAAATAAAAATCGTTCCGCATGATGAGACTTTACGAAACCACCATGACGTCATACCGTTACACGGTAAAAATGCGATTTTCATACGCTGTCGATTTGTCGCATTTTTGCGACGTAAACCCAGCGGAATCATGTGCTAAAACCAGACAGATATGAGCAGATTTTTCAACATACAGACCGATGCGGAGGGAGTGTGCACCATCTTCCTATACGGTGACATCGGAGACTATTACGAAGTACAGAGCGGACGGGTGGCCCGGGAACTGTTGGAAGCCGAAAAGGCGGGGAGCCGGATCCATGTCCGCATCAACAGCAACGGCGGCGATGTGTATTGCGGCATCGCCATCTACAACGCCATCAAAAACAGCAAGGCGGACGTACACATATATGTGGACGGTATCGCGGCCAGCATGGCCAGCGTGATCGCCCTGTGCGGAAAACCGGTAGAGATGAGCAAGTATGCGAGGCTGATGCTGCACAGCGTGAGCGGAGGCTGCTATGGCAATAAAAAGGAGATGCAGAAATGCATCGAAGAGATAGAGAGCCTCGAGGACAGCCTCGGGGATATATACGCCGCCCGTCTCGGCATGACGAAGGAGGAAGTCAAGGCCACGTTTTTTGACGGCGAGGACCATTGGCTGACGGCAGACGATGCGCTCCGCCTCGGCTTTATCGACGGTATCTATGACGCGGAACCGGTTCCGGCGGGCAGTACCCCGGAACAGATATACACTTTATTCAACAACCGGCTCATGGAGCCACAAAACAAAAGCAAGATGAACTTGGAGGAAATTCGTAAGCACCCCTCGTTTGCCAATTGCAAGAGCGAGGAGGAAGTAATCGCGCAGGCTCAGTCCTACGCAAGGGAAGCGGGCCGTGTCGCCGGTCTGGAAAATGAGAACAACGACCTGAAAACCCGGCTGAAAGAGTTTGAGGACAAGGCGGCCGCCGATGAAGAAGCCGCACGCAAGGCATTGCTCGACGCTGCGGAGGCAGACGGGCGCATCAATGCCGAAATGCGTCCGGTATATGAGAATATCCTGAAATCCAACCCGGAGGAAGGAGAAAAAGCGTTAAAGGCGCTTGCCCCGAAACGCAAGGTCATGGAGGACCTGAAAGTGGACCCGGGAGACGAAAGCCCGTGGAGCAAGCGAATGAAGGAAATCAACAACAAACTTAATAAACAATAACGATGGCGATAGTAGTAAAAAACACCAATTACAACGGCGAGGTGCTGGAGCAGCTGCTGACCCTCGCCGCCACCGGCAACGAAATCGTGGAAAAAGGCCTGATTATGGTCATTCCCGGTGTGGAGAAGAAAATCAGCCTGCCCCGTCTGAAAAGCGGGAAGATGCTCCAAAAACGCAAGGAAAATCCCGGTGTGGAAGATTCGAAGGGCAATTTCAATTATGACGAAAAGAGCCTCGATCCGAAGGATTTCATGGCCTTCACCGTGTTCAATCCCCGTGCCTTCGAGCAAATCTGGCGCAAGTGGCAGCCGAAAGGCAACCTCGTGTTCGCAGAGCTACCACCCGAAGCCCAGAATGCGCTGTTGGCCGAACTGGCCAAACAGGTACAGTTCGAATTAGGTGACCATTACATCAACGGCGAATACGGAGACGATGATGACCATCTGTTTAACGGTATCCTCACCCAAATGGCCAAAGATACGGAACTCATCATCGTGGACAGCGAGGAAACAACCATGCTCGGCAAGTTGAAAGCCGTTCGGAGCGCTATCCCCAAAGCAATCCGCAACAACCCGAACCTGCGTATCATCATGAGTATCGATGATTTCGACAAGTACGATGACGAGTTGACGGAACGAGAGGCCAAAAACGCCAGCGAGACGGACGTCAATGCCAGACGTTACAAGGGTATCGCCATCGAGACTTTGGCTGCATGGCCCGACGATCTGATTGTGGCCACGTTGTGTTCGATGGGCGCAGACGGAAACCTGTTCGCCGCCGTCAATCTGCAAGACGATGAGAATGTCATTCAGATAGACAAGATTTCCAATGCCAGCGAGTTGTACTTCTTCAAGATGCTGATGAAGGCTGATACCAATATCGCTTTCGGGGAGGAGACCGTGGTTTTGGACAGCCGCAAAAGTCCCGTATTTCAGCCGACTGCAAAAACCATTTCTGCCGACCCGACCACGGTGGCTATTCCGGCAGAGGGTGGCAGCAAGGAAGTGACCGTAACAGCCAGCGGTGAATACACCGTAGACGCCGCTCCGGCCGGTTTTGAGGTAGAGGAAACCGAAACCGGTGTGACCATTTCGGCAGAGGCCAATGACACGGGCAATGCGAAAAGTGGGACTCTGACCATTACCCTGAATGCCGACAACTCGAAAACCGCTAAGATAACCATCTCGCAAGCCAAACAAGGAGCATAAGTCATGGGAAAGTTGAAATATCTGGTCCTGCATTGCACCGCCACCCCCGAAGGGCGTGAGGTGACGGCTGACGAGATCCGTCGCTGGCACACCTCCGCACCCCCTGTCGGGCGGGGCTGGAAGCAGGTAGGATACACCGATATGATACACCTCGACGGCCGTGTGGAGAGGCTGGTGGACAACAACGAGGATGCGCAGGTCGATTCATGGGAGATTACCAACGGGGCAAAAGGGTACAACACGACAGCTCGGCACGTTGTGTACGTGGGCGGTGTCGCCGCCGACGGCAAGACCCCCGTGGACACCCGCACCCTCGCACAGCGGAAAGCGATGGAAACCTACGTAAAGGATTTTCATCGTCGCTTCCCCGACGTGGAGATTGTCGGCCACAACCAGCTGGCGGCGAAAGCCTGCCCCTCGTTCAACGTGCAGACTTGGTTGAAATCAATAGGAATAAACCCATAAAAAGAAGAATGAAATGAAAAAGTTGATTTGTTTTTTCATGCTGATACTCGTGTTTGTATCAGCCGCATTTGCCCAAACGGGCGATGTATCCACCGGTACAGATTATGACAGCATGATCGCCACTTTTGCCGGATTTGCCGGTTGTGTGGTATTGCTGACGGAAGGTATCAAAGCCCTGTTTCCCAAGATGAACGGACTGCTTACCCAGCTTGTCAGTTGGTGTGTCGGTATGGCGGCCGCCATGTTGCTATGGTGGCTTGATGCCGGATTCGTATCGGACGTCCAATGGTATATCGCCCTGCTTTACGGTTTAGGAGCCTCCTTCGTGGCGAACGGGATTGCGGACACGGGACTGGTTCAATGGCTTATCGGCCTTATCGCTAAAAAGTCGGGAAGCAAGTCATAAACAGGTAGTCCTATGGAGCTCAGTGAATTTTTGAACATCGCACTGGGTGGCGGTTTGCTGGCAACCATTATCGGCCTGTTGACCTTAAAGTCTACCGTCCGCAAGGCCGGTTCCGAAGCTGAAATGGCGAAAGCGGAGGCCGAGGCGGTGCGAATAGACAACGCTGAGCACGCCACCCGCATATTGATGGAGAACATCGTAAAACCTTTGAAAGATGAGTTTAACGAGACAAAGAAAGAGTTGGCACGTAACACGCGTGAGATGGCTCGCCTTCGCAAAGCCATCGATACCGCTAACAGTTGCAAACATCGCGATACTTGTCCTGTGCTTAACCGCCTGCACGAGCACCCGAAAGGCAACGCAGGAGAAGATCCGGGAGGAACTGACCCGGTCGGACAGTTCGACCAGCGAAGTCCTCCGGATACGGACGGAAACGGTCCCGGGGTCGGAGATTAGGCTGGTCATACCGGCGGACAGCCTGATGAAACTACCTCCGACGGCATCGTACGGCGGACGGAGCGGCCGGACGAATGTGGCGGTTAACCGCAAGGGAGATACGATTATTGTGCATGCCTCTTGCGACAGCCTGCAGCGACAGTGTGAGTATTACGAGAAATCCTCCTCGGTATGGCGCGAGCGCTATGAAGGCATGGCCGACCTATACGAAGCGGAATTAAAACAGCGTTCGAACCCCGTTAAAACCTTTTTCACAGGGCTCGTCGCCGGGATAGCGATAACGATATTAGGAATGATAATCATCAAAAACAAATTGAAGAATGGCAACTAAGAAATTCATATACGGCATAGCCGTCGTAAAGTTTAATCAAAAGGAAATCGGCTACATCGAAAAAGGCAGTTGGGACTGGGGCGGCACAAAGGCCGAGAGTACGGACATCGAGGCCGAGCAGGTCCCCGATGCCCCGGTACTGACGCTGGCCAACAAGAACGCGACCATCGCGCCGACGTTCAACCTCATTCAGCTGGATTACGAGAATATACAAGCCGTACTGGGCGGCACGCTGGTAGGAACCTCCGGGTCGTACACCGGCTGGAAAGCTCCCACCGACTTGGTAGAACTTCGCGGCCCGTGGGAAATCAAGTTCGTCTCAGGTCAGACGATGAAGATCCCCAACGGTACTATCATGGCCAACTTGGGCGGCAAGCTGACGCTGACCGAGGTTTCCAAGATAGAGTGCCAGCTGAAAGTGAACAAGCCGGAGGAAGCGGACACCGCTCCTTACGAAATCAACGACACCCCATCGGAGTAACGTATGGACGAGAAAGTCGCACGCCTCATACAGCGCGAGGGGGCGGCCGCCCTGTTGGACCGGGGCGTGTCCGTCCCCTTGAAGGATATCCGCCTTCCGTTCCGCA